AAACGGTGTTCGACGACTTGTTGATCATCAAGTGGATTCATATGAAGATTTTATTCGTAGCAAACTCCCTTTAATTATTCAATCAACTCCCCCTATCACGGTTTGGCATGAACAAGATCCAACTATTAAAAAATATAAATACGAATTCCGATTAAGTTTTGAAAAAGTAACCTATATGAAACCTCGTATTCAAGAAGCAACTGGACGAATTAAACCAATGTTACCCATGGAAGCCAGAGTTCGTAACTTTACGTATGCTGCGCAAATGTATGCAGATATTCGCTTTACAGCCAGAACGTATAAAGGAGAACAATATGAAACCTTTGATGAAGAATCTCGAGTCTTTGAAGGAATATCCCTTGGTAAGCTCCCTGTTATGCTTGGGTCTTCTCTCTGTTTACTCAAAGACTATCCCTTATCGTTGGAACAATACGGAGAATGTGCCCACGATCCATTGGGATACTTTATCATTCACGGTTCCGAGCGGACCATTCTCTGCCAAGAAAAGGTGGCAGACAATCGAATCATGGTATTTCAAGCGAAGAAATCTGCGTCTAAATACACCTACACCGTTGAAATGAAATCCTTATCGGAAACCTTTACGATGCCTCCGAAAAAACTTGAAATTCGTTTATCCTCGAAATTTAATGGATTTGGTTATCCGTTATTCGCCTGTGTTCCCCGTTTCCGTGAAGATATTCCTGTTATGGTCTTCTTCCGCGCGTTAGGAATCACATCCGACTTAGAAGTGGCCCGATTAGTTTGGGGATCCGAAACCGATAAAAATGTTGAACTTCTGGCGGCATCATTTCGCGACTGTGCGGAAATCGGTATCTTTACCCAAGACGATGCGATTGCATTCTTATCCAACAATCTCCAATACGGAACCACCCAAGAAGATAAACATGCGTATGTCAAACAACTCTTAACGACCGAATATTTACCCCACGTACGCTTTGCGGGGGAAACGATTATGCCAACGACCCATAACGCTCGAAAATGTATGTTAACCGCTTCCATGATTCGGCGATTACTCTTAACCGATAAAGGGCAAATTCAACTTGATGACCGAGATGCGTATCCCAATAAACGGGTTGTTACTACCGGAGCATTATTAACTCATTTATTCCGTCAACTCTTCCAAAAAGTCTGTAACGATACCCGTAACGAGTTCGTTCAAGAAGTCAATAACGATGCGTGGAAAAAGAATCCGGAAGGGCCTCGTCCGATGGAAATCTTAAACATCAACAACTTATACAAAATCTTAAAACTTAGTACGATTGAAGGTAAACTTAAACAAGCCTTAGCTACCGGAAACTTCACGGTACAAGGATTAGGTACATCCAACTCCACTTCCTTATCCAACGCCACCAAAGTAGGGGTTTCCCAAGTCTTAGCCCGTATGTCCTACACGAGCACGTTAAGTCATCTTCGACGTATTCAAACTCCGGTAGAAAAATCGGGTAAACTCTTAGCTCCTCGTAAACTTCACGGTACATCCTGGGGATTTGTCTGTCCGGTCGAAACTCCGGAAGGTCATTCGGTCGGTATCGTCAAAACCATGAGCTTATTAACAAACGTAACCCAACATATTCCGAGTAATACGGTATTGCATTATCTTCAAGATTATCCGGGTATTCAATGGTTACATACTCCGCAAGTCTATACCGGTACCGCGATTACCTTAAACGGGGTGATTGTAGGTTATACGCAAAAACCCTACGAACTTGTCCAATCGCTCCGAGAAGCAAAACGAACCTTCCGTTTACATCCGCATTTATCAATAGCGTGGTATACGCTCTTCAACACGATCATCATTGAAACCGATAGCGGACGGTTAGTACGACCGGTCTTTCGGGTAGGAGCCGAATATCCACCAGCCGGTTCCGATTGGACAACATGGTTAAAAACCTGTATCGAATATATCGATGCCTCGGAAACCGAAACGTTACGGATTGCAACCTCCAAAGACGAATGTACGTCAGAACACACGCACTACGAAATCCATCCGAGTTTGATTGTTGGACATATGGCGTCCAGCATTCCCTTATCCGACCATAATCAATCGCCCCGTAATACCTACCAATCGGCGATGGGTAAACAATCGATGTGTATCTACGCCGGTAACTACGCCAAACGATTAGATAAAAACGGCTATATCTTATGCAGTTTAACCCGGCCATTAGTTGAAACCCGTGCGATGAACATTCTTAAAATGCACGAAATGCCCTACGGTATGAATGCGATTGTGGCGATTGCGTGTTATGGAGGGTATAATCAAGAGGATTCGATTATTATGAACCGGTCCGCCGTTAACCGGGGGTTATTCCGAGGGTTATACTACACGATGTACAAAGATGAAGAACATCGGAATGTAACTTCGGGACGGGAAGAAAAATTCATGAAACCCAGTAAACATAATACCCGAAAATACAAAACCAGTTCCTATGCCGCCATCGGGGATAACGGTATCCCGATTATGAACACGATATTACAAGAAAACGATGTGGTCATCGGTAAAGTCGTCAACCTTCGTAACGATAGTGCCGGATATACGTACCGTGATGCATCCACAACCCATAAAAATACCGAACCTTGTCGTATCGATGGTGTTTGGCAAGACAAAAACTCGGATGGGTATCCCTTCATCAAAGTCCGAGTAGTATCCGAACGGGTTCCCCAAATCGGTGATAAATTCAGTTCTCGGCACGGACAAAAAGGTACCGTCGGAATGTTACTCAACGAAGAAGATATGCCCTTTACCAAAGATGGTTTACGTCCCGATTTAATCATGAATCCACACGCTGTACCTTCGCGTATGACGATTGCCCAACTCATGGAAAACATCTTCGGAAAAATCGGAGTACGAAAAGGAACCTTAGGAGATGGAACACCGTACAGCCATCTTAAAGTTGAAGAACTCAAACAACATATGATGGAACTCGGTATGCATTCTTACGGTAACGAAATACTTTACAACGGGCAAACCGGGGAAATGATGCAAGCCGAAATCTTCATGGGTCCAACCTTCTACCAACGTCTCAAACATATGGTGATTGATAAAAAACATAGCCGTAGTAAAGGTCCGATTGTCAGTTTAACCCGTCAACCATGTGAAGGTCGAGCGCGTGATGGAGGATTACGGGTAGGGGAAATGGAACGAGATTGTATGTTATGTCACGGAGCAGCAGCGTTTACAAAAGAACGGTTAATGGATGTATCCGATCCTTTTGAAACGGGTTTCTGCAAAACCTGTGGAACCTTGGCGATTGTCAACAATAAAGAAGGAATCTACTCGTGTGGAACGTGCGGTAATAAAACCGAGTTTATTCAGAAAACGATTCCCTACGCGATGAAGTTGTGGATGCAAGAACTGGAGGCGATGCACATTGTTCCTCGATTGGAGATGGAATAGGTTCGGGTTCAGGTTGAGGAATAGAAGGTAACGCAAGTTCTGGTTCGGATTCCGGCTCGGGTTCTGGTTGCGGTTCACTTACAAATACAGGAACTTCAATCACTTGTATATCGGTAATTGGTTCAATATTTTTCGGTTGCGGTTGCGGTTGCGGTACCACAGCCGATTGTACTTGTTTACCGATGGTTCCTAAATATCCTAAGCGTTGCATTTATACACTATTCGGTAACATATTTTCCAAGTCGTTATCGGACCGAGAAGGTTTGATGTTACTGGGAGGCATGGGTATAGCGAATATACGCCGATAAGCGGTTCCTAAACCACAAAGGCAACATAACACTAAACTACATATGGTTCCGGCTGCAAGGGCAGTATCTGTATCCATTCTTGGTTATCCAACGACTCTTTCCAGTAAGTCGTTTTCAAAGGTGCGTATTCAAACTTTTTTGCGCCGAGAATAGCCCCTAAAAAATAATATTACGGACTTATAAAAATGGGTGGTGGTCTCTTACAACTTGTCAGCTATGGTGCTCAAGATATTTATATCTCTGGTAATCCTCAAATTACCTTCTGGAAAGTGTTATACAAACGACACACAAACTTCGCTATGGAATCCATCGAAGTAACCTTCAACGGTCAAGCCGACTTTAACAAACGTGTTACTGCCGTTATCAATCGTAATGCCGATTTAATGTATCGTACTTACGTTCAAGTCGTCTTACCCGCGGTTGATTTAGTCACTGGTTCTACCAACTTAAATCGTTTCCGTTGGTTAAACTACATCGGTCACCGATTAATCAAAGTCGTTGAATTAGAAATCGGTGGTCAACGTATCGATCGTCAATATGGTGACTGGATGCAAATCTGGACCCAATTATCTCAAGACCAAGGTACTATTGCTGCCTTAGATGATATGATTGGTAACACCCATGATTTAGTCTTAATGAAAGACTCTAAAGGTTATTCCTTAGATGCTTCTTGTGCAGGTGCTGAATTAACCAACTCTTGTGCTCCTCGTGCTGGTACTCCTGCCAAAACTTTATACATCCCATTACAATTTTGGTTCTGTCGTAATCCTGGTTTAAGTATTCCTTTAATCGCTTTACAATACCACGAAGTTCGTATCAACGTTGAATTTGAACAATGGATCAACTGTTGTTATTATGAACAATCTACTGGTACAGCTCCTTCAACTGCTATCCAAAGTTTAACGGCTGCTTCGTTATATATTGATTATATCTACTTAGATACTGAAGAACGTCGTCGTTTTGCTCAACAAACCCACGAATATTTAATCGAACAACTCCAATATACTGGTGCTGAATCGATTACTTCTTCTTCCAACAAAATCCAACTCAACTTCAATCACCCTGTAAAAGAATTAGTATGGGTTGTTCAACGTGATTCCTTCGTTGATTGTACTCCTAACCAAAACTTCATCCAAGAAGTAAACGGTTGTCAACCATTCAACTACACTGATGACTTTACCACTGAAGGTATCGTCATGGATATCTTATCTCGTGGTTCTTTAGGTAAAGGTACTAATACTGGTCTTAACGTCACTCCTGGTGATGGTCCTTCTGGTCCTTACTTACCTGGTTTAGGTATCAACCCTGGTCCAAGTTTAGGTGGTGCCTCTTGGTTAGATTCTGGTGATAACCAAGGTGAAGAAGTCTTTGCAGCTACTACCAACTACTTATTAGCCAAAGTTATCTTAGACTCGGGTGTCAAATGTTCTGGTAAAAACCCTGTAGAAGTTGCCAAGTTACAACTCAACGGTCAAGATCGTTTCACTGAACGTGAAGGTCGTTACTTCGATCGTGTTCAAGTCTACCAACACCACAGTCGTACTCCTACTCCTGGTATCAACGTATACAGCTTCGCCTTAAAACCCGAAGAACATCAACCCAGTGGTACTTGTAACTTCAGTCGTATCGACAAAGCTACTTTACAACTCACTGTATCCGTTAACACTGTACGTAATGGTCGTACTGCTCAAGTTCGTGTATACGCCGTTAACTACAACGTCTTACGTGTTATGTCTGGTATGGGTGGTTTAGCTTACTCCAACTAGAGTGGGTATTGGTGTATAATGTATGTTGTATATTTTTGTCAAATCATTTAAAGAATAAAAAAAAGAAATAAATATTGCATCATGACGCAGCGGTAGCGTGATGGGCCCATAACCCATAAGTCAGTAGATCGAAACTACTTGATGCAAAC